AGGGGCCAGTTGGACCTCAAGGCCCTCAAGGTATTCAAGGTGAGCCAGGTATTCAAGGTGAGCCAGGTATTCAAGGTGAGCCAGGTATTCAAGGTGAGCCAGGTATTCAAGGTGAGCCAGGACCAGCCGGCGCTGATGCTTTGTGGAATTACACAGGAGCATATAATAGCGGCGCACCTTATGCAATAGGCGACTTAGCGACATACAGCGGCCAACTTTGGTACAGAACCGACTCTCATGGCGGAAACGTAGGCGATACTCCGTATGAAGGAAGCCCTTTTTGGGATTTACTTGCTGCAAAAGGAGACACAGGTTCTCAAGGCATTCAAGGTGAGCAAGGCATTCAAGGTGAGCAAGGCATTCAAGGTGAGCAAGGCATTCAAGGTGAGCAAGGCATTCAAGGCGATACCGGAGATACTGGTCCACAAGGGCCTCCCGGAGCTGACTTTGCCCACACCACAACTTTAATAACAACCGCAACATATACCGTATTGCCAACTGATTACTATATCGGAGTAAATAGAAATGGCCCAGTAGCTATTACTCTAAATACTGCGAGCGACGGCAAAGAAATAATCATTAAGGACGAATCTGGCAACTGTTCTGTTAATAAAATAACATTAACTGGAACCGTCGATAATGATATTGGTGGAGCAATTTTGGCAATAAACAACGGAGCACTACATTTAGTGTATCGGTCTGGTTGGAGAATTGTATGACGTATCTATTTAATAAAGAACTTGTTGTTTCTAATTTAAACACAGACGCTTTTGGCCGCCAAAGGGTTTCCAATCCTTTGACGTTGTTTGATAGTTCCCATAGATATAAAGATAATAATCTTTGGAATACGGCAACTACAGGGACAGCGTCAGCAACTTTTAACGCAAGTCAAGGTTTAATTGATTTAACAGTAAACGGCACTATCAACGCCGAAGTTGTAAGAGAAACTACGAAAGTATTTTCTTATCAACCGGGCAAGTCCTTATTAGTATTAAATACTTTTGTAATGGAACCAGCAAAGGCAGGTCTTCGTCAAAGAATCGGATACTACGGCGCTAGCAACGGAATGTACGTAGAGCTTGATGGCTCAACTTTAAATTTAGTAGAAAGAACTTCCGTTAGCGGCGCTTTGGTGGAAAACAAAGTGACGCAGTCATCTTGGAATGGCGATAAATTAGATGGAACAGGTGCTTCTGGCTTAACTTTAGACATTTCTAAAGCGCAAATTTTTTGGATGGATATTGAGTGGTTAGGTGTTGGGTCTGTCAGACTGGGATTTATTATTAATGGTCAGTATATTACTTGCCACACATTTCATCATGCAAACATAATTACTTCAACTTATATTACAACAGCATCCCTCCCTGTTCGTTATGAAATTAAAAACACTGCAGGAACTTCCGGCAGTAGTACACTTAAACAAATCTGTTCTACCGTAATTTCTGAAGGCGGCTATGAACTTCGCGGATTGCAACAGGCGGTCAATATTCCAATAAACACACCAAGAACTTTAGGAACTATCGGAACATACTATCCTGTAGTTGGATTGCGTTTAAAAACAACTACTTTAGATGCTATCGTAATCCTTACGGCAATTTCCATGATGCCGATTTCCACCGGCGCTTATGCCTGGCAAGTAAGAGCAAGCGGAACTGTAAGCGGCGGCGCTTGGACAAGTGCAGGCGTTGATAGTGGAGTTGAATACAACATTACAGGAACTTCTGTCACAGGTGGAAGAATACTTGCAAGCGGGTACTTTAATGCTTCAAATCAAGGTGTAACTCAGGTTGATATTTTAAAAGAAGCTCTATTTAAGTTTCAATTGGAACGAAATGGACTGACCGGAACTCCCTATGAACTTGCACTTATGATTGCTTCAAGTAGTTCCAATGATACCGTTGTTGCGTCTGTAGACTGGGAAGAAGTTAGTCGATAATAAAGGAAATAGTAATGTCTTTGTCAGAAAAAACAAAATCTTATCTTAAGTACGCTCTTGCTAGTCAAGACGTGGCCGACGAAGTAATTCTCTATCTTGAAACAGACCCCGACTCCGACGTTGCTCTGGCTGCTCACGTAGCTGCGCCAGACGCACATCCTCAGTATCTTAAAAAAGGCTCGGTTATTTGGTGCCTACCCGGCGGTGAATATGCAACATTGCAGGCAGCCATCGACGCTGCTTCCGCTGGTCAGGTTATTTTGCTAGGAGAAGGCGCGTGGGGTAATGCGACTCTTAAGGCTGGCGTTAATATTGTTGGCTTAAATTCTCCAAGAAATGTCACCGTATCTGTTGGTCAGCTCAGCTTTGCCCCCACAACAGGGGGAGCCGTAGATAATCAAATCTTTTTATCAAATCTTTTTATTAACGGTTCCTCTACAGCTAGTGGCGTTTCTCTTGGCGGAACAGCGCCAGTTCGTTTAAGCTTAAGTGGCTGCTATCTATTTAAGGGTTCGGGCACGTCTAGTCTTATTAGCCTAACCAATACAGACGCTACCGCAACCACTGTCAGAATGGACGGTTGCATTGTAAATTCAAGTGGCTCAGACGGAACACTTGTTACAACTAATGCACGATATCTTAGAATCACCAACTCTGAGTTATTTGGCGCAGAGAAAGCTTTGGTGGCCAACGGCGGCTTAATTCAAATAGCTTTTTCAAGTATTGAGACCAATTCTGCTGCAGAAATCATTCAGGTTGCTGCCGGAACAGTAGAATCCACAAGTTCTTCCTTAATCCGCAACCTAACTGCAGGCGGCAGCGGAGTTTCTGTTGCTGCTGGCGGAGTTTTTTTTGTAACAACCTTAACTTTATTTGATGTTGCTGCGGGAGCGGGGTACTGTGTTAGGGGTGCTGGCTCTGTAATTTATGATGTTGTTTCTTTTAATCATATTCCGGTTTTACAGCCAAGAAATACTAAATTTCAAAACACTTTAACGGTAGTTCAACTACCAACAACTCCAACCTCTGCTCCATGATTATTAGCCACGTAAAGGACGTAGTTAAGGGAAAAGCCAAGCTTTTTTCTAGGCGTTCGTCTAAGTGGCCGTCATTACGGAAGTCTTTTTTGGAAACTCACGGTTCTTGTGCAGCTTGCGGCTGCACGGAACACCTCGAAGTTCACCATATAGAGCCATTCCACGAAAACCCTTCTTTAGAGCTAGACTCTAATAATCTCATAACGCTATGCGACAAGCCTGGTAAAGATAATTGTCACCTAGAGATTGGCCACCTTGGTAGCTTCAAGAAGAAGAACCCCAACGTCCGAGAAGAAGCATCTAAAGCTCTCATAGAAAAAACTAAAGAATAGCTTCGACAGCCCGATAAGAAATTGTAGGGGGTAGCTATGAACTTTGTTCTTGCGGCAATCGCTTTAGTGGCTAGTTATTACACCATTAAGTTTTTTATGTTTTGGGTTGGTCTGTTGGTATGGATTTCCAATTTACTGTAAAATTAAACTGGCTGTTCAACCAACGAGGATTGTTAATGAAAAATATCTACGTTTGCGCTCCGTGGCGTGACCCTAACTCTATCTTGCAATTTAAACAAATATCCAATAAAATCATTCAGATTGGTCATAATCCAATCTGTTGGGCGGTAATGTACTCGCCTATTCTTGACTTCTCTGATTATAAGAACAGAGATAAAGGTATTGCCATGGGGCTTATGCTCATGAGTGCTTGCTCAGAGCTGTGGGTCTTTGGAGCTAAAACGCAATCCATGGCGCAAGAGATTGAGTTGGCTCAAGAGAAGGGTCTTATAGTTGTCGAGCATTCTCTTCTTGACTTTCTCCATAGTTCGAGGTAAAATGGGCAGGACTATAGGAGTTTTTTGACATGTCCTATCTATCCTTGTCTTTAAATACAGCGGCTTCTTCCGTTGAAAATCCGCTTAAATCAACATCTGCAGCCTCTATGGCGTTTGATGTCTCTGGTCTAGCCCTAGACATTGCAGAGGGGTTTTCGGTTGTTCTTGACCCTAGAGAAGAAAGAGTCGTTGCGTCTACGCGCAAGGCAATCTCTCTTGACTCAACAACAGAGATTCAGGCGACTCAGCCCTACAACAGTCTTAGTCAAGAAACAACTTGGCGTGTCCGTTGGACAGGAAATGGAACTAATCCCCATTTCCGCGTTCGTAGGTCACTAACAGTCAATAGCACGACGACTGTAAACATTACTCGCCTTAATGACACGGTAGCTCGTGTTCAGTTTTCTGGAGCAATTGGCTCTAACGCTAAAGTCAATGACGTTCTTCTTTTAGAGAAAGACAACGATATTGGTCTTCTTTCTCCCTTCAATGCTGGCAACCAAGGCATCCCTGTTAGAATTGTGGGAGTAGGTTCAAACTTCCTAGACGTTGACGACTCTGGAGTTCTCGTTAACGAGACAGCAGTCCTACTTGGAGTTGACTACCTTGATATCCTTAAGGTATTTTCATCAACAGGTATTCAAGTTACGGACGTACTTAAGATTGGCTCTTCTGCTTTTAACTACGGCAACAGAGGAACTTACAAGGTTATTTTTGTATCAGCAGATTATATTGATATCGAAGCTCCTTCCCTCGTGCCAGAGACAGTGTCTGGAATTACTGAAGGTTTTCAAGTATTTTCAAACACTATCCATTACTTTGCACTTAAATCAAAGGGTTCTATTCAGCTTGTAGTTGATGAAAAAGTTCTTGACCTTTCTTTGTTAGGTGATACAGCTATATTTGCGGCTGCAATTAGCTGCTCAGAAGTTATTGTTAGAAACTTGTCCGATGGAAACTTGAGCGTCGAAGGGTTGTGGTGCGCAGCAGGATTGAACGGAACTGCTTGTTAATAATAGGGATTTTCAATGTCAGACGAAAAAAAAATTACTATCAAAATAGCTCAAGGAAACACTTCCGAAGATATTAATGTTAACTCTATTGATGACGTTGCTGGAATTATTAAACAACGCCTTGGTAGAACAATGCTTAGTAAGTCTGATGTGCAAAAGATTGCTGAAGAGGACTTTAAGAAACGCAAGTACAAACAATCTAAAGTTAAGTTTGGCTCTAGGTTTAATACTCGTATAGGAGTTGGCGACTCTCTTTCTAAAGAACCAAAACGCCTTTCTGATGCAGAACTTAAAGAGCTCTCGCTTATTGACCCTTACATTGGGGCCATCATCAATACTCGCGTTGCTCAGATTTCTAGCTTTGGTGCTCAGTCTGAATCTAAGTTTGATAAAGGCGTGCGCGTTCTTGATTTAGACGAAATTCGCCGCGAAGACTTTGAAAACGAAGATGCTTTTGAACGTGAACTTAAACTTCGAGAAGCTGAAAAGAAAGCTATTCTTGAGTGGGTATTGAATTGCGGCACAACGGACAAAAAAGTTTTAAATGAAATTTACGAAGCGTCCGACCCTACATTCAAGTTTTGTTCACTCAAAGACTACTTTCAGGCTCAGTCTCGCGCCTTACTGACTTTTGGCCGTAGCGCTCGCCAAAACTTATTAAACTCCGACGGAACTATTGTAGCCTTCAGGCCAACCCCTATTGAGACTATTAAGCAAGTCAAGTTTGGCTCTAGGGTTCATGTAACTGCAGTCTCAGACATTGCTCAGCAGTCAGAAGTAGACGCTGAAGAATACAACAAGACTCCAGTTAATAATAAGCCAATTGCCTACGTCCAAGAAGTCGATGGTGTTCAGACAGGATTCTTTACAGACGAAGACCTTAAGGTTGTCTATTATCAAGTTCAGTCATTCCTTGACCTCAATGGCTACCCAATGGGGCCAATTGAGTTTGCTTTATTCTTGGTCTATATCCATCAACATACATTAAGCTACCTACGCAATCAGTTTGTAAAGGGCCAGCTTTCTAAGAGTATGATTGTTATTAGGCCAACTGACCCATCAGTCAAAATCTCTGATGAAGACATCGAGTCTTTTAAGATGGAGATTCAAAACCTAGCAACAAGAACAGATAACTCCAGCGTCATCCCAGTGATTGGCGGCCCTGTAGAACTAGAGCTAATCAAGACTACTGAGACTCCCAAAGACATGGAGTGGATGCAGGTCGAGCAGACAGTCATCCGTGCCCTCTGTTCAGCCTTTCAGATTTCTCCAATTGAGGCTGGTTTTGGTCAACTTGGCGATAACGCTGGAATGGGTCAAGGAAGTCGTGACTATGAACTAGTTCAAGGTGAGGAGCGCGGCCTAAGACTTCTAGTTGATATTATGGTGGAGGACATCAATGATGCCGTCTATCAAAACTTCCCAGAAGCTCGCAAGCGTTATAAGGTATCTGCTTTCGGGATTGGTAACGAAACTCGTGAGGGTGTTATTCAGCGCCAGGCTCAAGAGCTACAAACGACAGCAACACTTAACTCTTTGTTTAGTGACTCTGATAAGAATAGACAATTTGAATTTGGTGGAGATGTTCCCCTGTCTCCACTGTTCCACCAGAATGTAGCTCGTTATATGACTTATGGTAAGTTTATGGAAAGCTACTTTGGAATGGAAGAGGCAAGTAAACGTCCAGAATTAGACTTCATTATTGACCCTAGCCTTAACCAATCTTATCAGCAGTTAAAAATGGGTATGCAACAAATGCAGGCTCAGCAGCAGGCGTTAGGATTACAAAGTCAAAAAATGCAAATTGAGATGCAACAAGCTCAGATGCAGCAGGCGGAACAACAGCCACAACAAGGTCAACCACAACAAGGGCAAGGTCAGCCTCAACAGCAGCCAGAAGAACAACAGAAGTCTGAAGATGTAGAGCTAGAGAAAGCTTGGGAAGAATCTATGAAGACTAACCACGAAAGCCTGTTGAAATCATGGCTTAGGATTCATGACTTAAAGACTGACGAAGAATAATTAAAGTTTTGTTGCGTGTGTCCGATAATTAACGTGGAGGTTCCAAAAATTATGAGTAAAGCGCAAGAGGCTCGTGAGATGGCAGACGGTTTTAATCAACCAGAGCAAAAAGATAAACGTATGGCTGATTTAGTTGGTCGTATTGTAGACATTCTGATTGAGGATGCCTTGGTAGCAGCCAAACGTGGTCTTTATGATATGTCTTACAAGATGGAAGATATGGAAAAAGAGCGTGTCCGTCTTGCCAATCTTCAAGAGGAAGAAGTTCTAAAGGGCGCTATTGAGAAGATGAACGAGCTTGGCTTTCAGGCAGGCTTCAGTCGTCCCTACATTAACGTCTCATGGAAATAAACGAGACGCTCGACCAGCTCGTTGAGTTGGTCAAAACAATTTTGTCTAAAAATAAAACAAAAGTAATTGGAATTGATGATTTAGGTAGAGCCACAAGGAAAGCTGGCTTTAATATTTCTCTTGACGAAGATAATGTTGCTGAGTTATGTTTTAGGTTACGCGAAGAAAATATTATTTGTAGGCCGCAAGGGTGCGGAATATTTAAACATATTAGGATTATTGAATGAAACCCAACCTTCCTACAGTTACACTAATTGTTGCCGACAGTGTTGATTACGACAGAGCCAAGTTGTCATTCGAGCACTGCAGAGCATCATGCAACTTTGGGGAGGCCAAGCTTCTGACTCACTTTGACACTCAAGATGCTCATGTAGTCAAAATCCCCCAAATCAAGTCTATTGAAGAATACTCTCACTTTATGATTAAGGACTTGGCCAACTATTTTGACACTCAGCACGTCTTAGTGGCCCAGTGGGATGGGTTTGTTTGGAAGCCAGAGTTGTGGGACAATAAGTTTCTCCAATATGATTACATTGGAGCGCCCTGGCCTGAGAGTGTTCTCTTTAAGGGGGTTCCCAAGCACTTTAATGTCGGCAACGGCGGGTTTTCTTTAAGAAGCAAAAGACTTCAAGATTTTTTACGAGATGACGATAAGATTACTATGCACAGAGCAGAAGATGTAGCCATCTGTCAGCTCAATAGGGCATACTTAGAGGCCAAGGGGTTTACGTTTGCCCCGTTTGAGTTAGCCAAGAAGTTTAGTTGGGAATGTTTAGAAATGAGTCCAGCGTTTGGAGTTCATGCTAGGTTAAGGCTTATTAAAAAAGAAGAATGATTATGACTATTGAGAAAGCACAATTTGACGTAAGAGAAACATTAACAGAAGCTGAGCACCGTAAGGTTATTTCTAAAAGAATGGAAGATGCTACACAGCTTTTATATGAAGCTCATATCGGCTTAGATGGCAATAAGTTCAGAGAAAATCCAGTTTTAATTAGCTACCAAGAAGCCAGAGTAAAAACAGAAGAGGCAATGCGCTTTTTGGCACCCATCGTTAAGACTTTGGAAGAAGGAGAAAAGGCTTTTGATGCCACCATAGCTGGCAACAAGAGATAATTAACCAATTTTAACCCACCTCAAATTGACAAAACATTAGACATTGTTTACCTTTACCCTAAAGGAGAGGCAAACAATGTCTGATTTACTTAGTAATCTAGATTCAGTCGAACAAGACCAAGAAAAACAACAAGAGTTTTTTAAGATGCTAGACGAGATGGTTGGCTCTTACGGCCACCTTGTTATGGAAGTCCAGTCCATGGGGCAAAAGCTACATGAGTTGGCTGGTTTGGCTCATTGGTCAAAAGAACATATCGAATATCTTCTGGCTAAAGACGAGGAGTATATGGCTGCCGTCAAATCTTACATGGAATCTAAGGAGAACGGCAATGGCGGCGAAACCGACGCGGTTTCAGCAGACCTGTCCGAGAAAGCTTGATAAGCTTCCGGCAACTGCTTGTCCTCTTGCAGTAGAGTCAATTGAGGCCATTAAGGCTGGGCAGCCTGAAAAAGTCACCTGCCCATTCTTTGTTAACGACCTCCACTCAAACTACTGTTTTTGGAAATTCATGGATGAAGACGGAGAGGCTATTGACTCTGCTCGCCGACTTGCTCAACTTAATGTCATGCAAGAGGCAGAAGTTAAAGATATTGTCAACAGAACAGGAGAGATACTCTCTAATGCAGTTGACGCAGAAAATCTACAACTCTTCAAAGAAGCTGTTTACGAAGCCATGCCAGAAGTCACTGCCGACATCTACACCCAAGAATCATGGGTAGAAGAAGTTATTGGTGCCGAAGGTATCCCCCAAGAGCCAGGCAAACCTGGGCGCAAGAAGAAGGTTAAAATTCAAGCTCCTAAAGGGTTTTCAGGTGGTCATGCTTTACATAAGTCTGGAAAGAGAACTCAGTTGACAGGACTAAGCTCTAAGTGGCACGAACATGTTAAAGAGTTTCAGAAAGGTGAGACGCCTATTCGCATGAGTTCAAATACTATGGCGAAGAAAAAGAAAGAGAAAGACGAAAAAGATGAAGACGCATGAAGCAATTCAAAAACTTAAGTCAGAATTGCCAGATGTTCGTGAAGACGGCATCTGGGCGCTATACATTAATGCCATGCACTGCTATAAAACACTAGAGCACCACGCTAAGATTGAACCTGACTGGAAACTAAAAGACTTATTAAACAAAATGCTAAATGATTTTAGGATTTTACATGACAAAGAAAATAGTTAAAAATACAAAACCAGTTTTAAAAGTCATTCAGCATCTTAAGTTTATTAAACAACTTGAGAAAAACGCTAACTTGTCTTACGAAATCGTTGTAGACAGGATGATTGACGATATTGTCAAACACCTCAAAACAGAAAAACTAGCCAAGTCTGAAGACCCCCTAGACCCAATTAACCTTCCGTCTAGTTGGCAAAAACAAGTCCCAAGAATTACAGTCAACTTTAATAAGACTATTGGCCCTATTATTGAAAAGTACATGTTGGCTTTAAAGTATGCTCTACTAGGTAAGGCCGCTGGCCAAGAAGCTGAAGATGCTGTTGAAGAGTTGGGGCTAAAGACTTACTTACCTAAAGGCATCTTGTTTCAGGGTTTCTTTGATGCAGTAGACACTCACGATGACTACTTTTCCAAAGCCCTTAAGATGCCAAAGCCACGAATCAAAGCCAAAAAAGACCCCTTCTTAGAATACACATTTAAGTTTATTCAAGAAAAAACAGCTAGATATATAGACAAGAGTCTAGTTGAAATGAAAGCAAAGGCTTTAACAGCTCTTGAGAATATGGTGACAGACCACAATCACGAGAACATGTCAAATGTTCATAGAGTTGCTCACAACTTGGCCGAGGGCCTTAAAGAGACTCAAAAAAAGAAAGAAGCTGTTAAGGATGCTGTCAAGGCAGTGGCTGAACACAGACTTAGTCTTACTAAAGTCAAACAAAACCTTAAAGACACATTTAAGGACTACAGTACAAACTGGGACTTGGTTGTAAAGACTGAAGTTGGCATGGCGTCTGCTGTGGCAACAAGTCAGACAATCCTTCATCACGCTGGCTCGTCTAATAAAGATGTTATTGTGACTATCGTATCAATTGAAGACGATAGAGTATCTAAAGAGTGTAAAGACTGGAGCCGTAATGATGACGGTTCTTTAAAATACTTTAGGCTGACTGCATTAAGGCCCCCTGGGTATAACTTAGGCAGGAAAAAAGCCGAATGGCAAAATTGTCAACCATTAAGGCATTTTAGATGTCGATGCACCCTCGTGTACGTCCCTAAAGGCTACAAAGTAGATAACTTTGGCTCCTTAGTAAAATTGAGTGAGGGCGAAGAAATTAAGATTGAGAATTAAAATGAGTATTGTCACAGTTATAACTCCATCAATTGGCAGAACGACTCTTAAAGAGGCTCTAGAGTCACTCCAAAACCAATCTAATCCTAAGTGGCTTTCACTCGTTGGGTTTGACGGAGTCAATCCCCCTCAGCCTGTCCAAGATAACAGAATCACCTACGTCTATCTTACTAAAGCAGGCGGCGGTTTTAACCATGGCGGCAGAGTGAGAAATAAACTTATTCCATTAGTTGTGACCGACTGGCTGTGCTTCTTAGACGACGATGATAGTTTTAGGCCCCATTATGTAGACGCTTTGGCGGCAGAGCTAACCGCTAATCCAGACGCAGACTGTATTATTTTTAGGATGAGTTACGACGACAAAGACTCTAAAGTATTGCCACCTAGTCACCTAAAGAATATCCAAGCTTGTTTAGTTGGAATTTCGTGCGCAGTCAGAAAAGAGTTCCTAGTGAAGAACGGGATTGAGTTTAAGAATGGACCTATGGAAGATTATTATTTTTTAAAAAAAATTGAAGACAACCGAGGAAAGATTGTCTTCTCTAAAGAAATCACCTACAACGTCAGATAATCAGGCGTCATCTTCCCTGCTTTTGATGACCAAAATCTTTTCTTGTTTCAGATAAGTTGTAAAAATCTTAGCTAGATGTTTATTGACAGCGTCTTTCCAAACCTGACTAAGAGGCTCTAGACCTTTGGGATTACCCTGCTGAGCGTTATAAGCAACCGCTTGAGACAGTTTGACGAGGTCTTGAGAGTGAATGACAAGGTGATAGTTACCCGTTTCTTCGTGGTCAGCAAGGTTATTGATTTCTTCTTTAGAGTAAACTTTCATGTTTTGCCTTTCTTCTTGTCGGCTTTTGTCTTAATTCTGTTCTTTACTTCAGTCCACTTATCTCTCGTAATGCGCATTTCTTTTTCAGATAAACCCACCATGTCCCATTTGCCGTCAACGCTAGACAGAGATACTCTTCCAAACTTAAGGATTTCATTTCCTTCTGTCAATACAAATATAGCCATCTTTGTCAAAGAGACAATTAAGCCAATTTGTGCCTTGTCATTTTCATTCGCCATCTCAATGGTGTCACCTAGCTCAGCCCCTATAAGCTGTAGCTCGTCATGCGCCCATGGCGTTGTTGATGTATCTAAGTTCATAAATCGCTCCTTACGGCGCTGGTTCAAATTTCCACTCAGGTTTTGGGCTAGAGCTATTGTAAATAAGAATTTTTTTATAGTACCAACCATCAGGGCGCTCTACTCTAAGACTATTAATATAGTCTGCAGAATAGCCGCTTAGCTCATCTGCTTTCCTAAGAGCATCAATTACCTCATCTCTTGATGGCATAGAAGACATCATAACGTCTGTTCTGTAGTCATCCTGACCGTCTGCCCAGTATGTAGGAATCATTAGCTTATAGCGATGAGGCTGCGAAAAACTCATATTTCCCTCACCAAATCTTTAATTGATTTAACGCATCTATAAACTTTTTGCTAGTCATTTTTGTAACACACTCGGCAAGTTCCATCTTGCGAGGACAGTTAGCAAAATTCCAATAGTTTAATGACCAATCAGACTCACAGAAGTTACATGCAATGTTAGGCACTACGGAAATAGTGGGAATACGACCTCTGTAGGGAATACGGAGTTCTGGTTTAATGGTTGTAAAGCCACAGACAACGGGGGTTCTTGTAGTCCAGGCAATATGCATAGGCCCGCCGTCCATGCCCACAATAGCCTTAGCTTGGCTCATAATGGTGGACAGCTCTCTAAACGATGTATCGTCTCTAAGGTCTACTCCAAACCCAGGGTACTCAAAGTCACTCATAGCAAGACTGCTCTTCCAAATACTGATAGCGCCTCTCTTGCCTACATAAACAGGAGTCAAACCTTTAGAGTGAACATACTCGGCAATCTTAGTAATTTCGTCTGGCAAGATTGTACGTTGCTTGTCTCTGTAGGTAGTAATAATGATTACTGATTTACTAAAATCAACACCATAGCGACTTACATCTACTGGCAAAAGTGGAATATACTGAGACTCAACGTCATCAAGAACACGGGCCAATAGCCCAATAGATGCATAGTGAGTCAACTTCATGCGAGATGGAGTTAGCTTGCAAACATGGTTTCCAACCCCAAGCATATTCAAGTGTCTAATTGAGTAACCTGCTGGATATTGAGATGTTACCTCTACGATTTTGTTTTCAGGAACAAAGTGGAAGAAGTCTTTAAAGTCTGGGTAAATGCCAACTAAATAGTCGTCAGTCCTTCTGTGGAAGTTCTCAATAGCATACTTCAATGAAGGAGCTGCCGCTATTAAGTCACCTACTGCAGCAGAGTTCAAACAATACACGACTTTATCTGCAATCATGCTCAAAATTCCTTATAAACAATGTCGTCTGTTATTGTTTCATAAACACTATGTCTTGATTTAGCATACTGTTTAAAAATATCAAAGAACTTTTCACTGTCACTATTCCAAACTCCATACCCAGCCGTTGTAATGTCGATAAAGATTAGTTTTTTTCCATTCTTGTATCGAAGTCCACGGCCAATAACCTGCCGAGTCAATGCCTCTGCAGAGTTCTGGACAACAGAAATCATAAAGTCAACATCGGGCAAGTCTATGCCTTCTCCTAATAGACTGCTATTGGAGACTAATAGGTTTTTCTTGCCGTCCTTAAATAGATAAAAAGGATTACGATAACCACTATGAGCAGGCTCACACGCAATTCCCATTTCAGACGCATACTCACAAAACTCCGCTGAAGGTTCTACAGTTTTAAACAGCACCAAGACCTTAAGGCCCTTGTTTAGTCCACTTTTTACCAAGTTAAGCACCGTATGGAGTGTTTTTTCGTGAGTAGAAAGCATCTTATAGGCTGTCTGTTGATGAGTCATTTCTCTGATTCTGCCTAGTCCGGCAATCGTTAGGCAGGTAATAGCCACAGGGCAAAGAAACTTATTATCAATAGCCCACTTACTATCTTTCTGAAAGACAATAGGCCCGACAATCCCATGGAAACCTAACTCCAGGTTGTCGGCTCTGACTGGAGTCGCAGTAAAGCCGTAGATATTTCTAGCTCGACTTCCAAAGATAGCCAGCTCTTTGTACATATTAGAAGAAGAGTGGTGAGCCTCGTCAATGATGATGGCGTCAAAGATGTCTGAGTAGTTTCTGCCGCTATTAACAGTGGCTATGGCAATGTCAACGCCTTCTTTAAACTTGTGCTTGCCGCCGATGCCGCAACTCTTGGGAGCAATCTGTCTAATGTCTTTAAGCATCTGAGAGATAAGTTCAATAGTAGGGACAACAATCAAGACCCTGAGGCCACGCTCAATAAGAGCGCGACTCAGTAGACTGATACACATCGACTTACCTGTTCCTGTAGGAAGGACAATACAGCCCCTCTTGTAGCGTAAAGCGGTCTTGACGGCCTCGGCTTGGTAATCTCTTGGGACTTTAGGGCCTACAGGAGACAGATTAAGTTCTTTTTCTTTTTCTTTATGGCCTTCCATATTAGGGACTAGCCACCAGAACCCAGGAGGCACACTGAGAGTCCCATCTTCGTTTTCGCCGTAATACTCTACTTTAGTCTCTAGTTCTAACTGGGCAAGCTCTAGCTTAATCTTGATAGCATGCTTTTCGTTGTAAGGCTTTTGGCGCTTAAGTAGCTTAATCTTTGAAATTACACCCTTATTCTCAATTGTTAGGAGTTTTCTGACAGTTGCAAGTACATCTGGCGTACCCGACAGAGTGATTTCGTTGTTCTTATATTCGCCTATAAGGCCGCATATAGGTTCAAAAGTATTATCTTTAGTCATAACTTCTCCGTTTTATTATCTATAACAAAGACAAATGTGCTAGTCAATGTTAAAATACAACGAGTATTTCATAGGGGTTAACAAATGGGTTTGAAGGTATTCGGATTAGGCGCAGTACAGTCAGTCGATAAACAAGGCGAACTGATTGAAATTGCTAATATTGATACATCCAATCTACGCATGATTACAGACGAACACAACTCCGACCAAAAAGGGGCTTGGTGTATTGTTGGCGGAATTACTGCCCACAAAAAGATTATGTCTGAAAAAGACTGTGAAACCCCTCGCCAAAAGAAATGTTGGGACTTGGTAAAAGTTCCCTACCTTTATGTCGAAGGAGAGCTTGCTGATGGACACCCAAACGCTGACGCTGCTGCCGCTCTTATTCGGTATACTGCTGCTAATCCTGATTTACCCCTAAGAATTGGTATGTCTATTGAAGGTCTTATTATGAAACGCGGAGGGCCAGAAGGCTCGGCAGAACATAAAATTATCAAACAATCTTCAGCAGATGCAATTGCTATTACAGCCAAGCCCTGTAACCCACAAGCTCAAATGTTTCCCATGAACGACCTTATGAAATCATCTGCAGAGCCACCCCCTGCTGAATACCTACAGAAGTTCATGAAGTCTGAAAACGCAACTCAGTCTTTTAAACACCGCCCAGAGATTCGCCTCAAACAGAAGCTCGAAGAGTTGAAAAAGTCTTTAGAAGATGTTTTAAAGGGTGGAGTGTGTTCTGTTAAGTGTTGGAATTGTGGCGACAATGAACGTATGTTTAAGGCGTCGCGTGAATGGAGCAACCGCTGCAAGAAGTGCGGAGATGCTCGCAGTATGCAAGATATCTGGAAAGCTTTAAATCAATAAGGAGCTGAAATGCCAAACATTTTTTCTGACAACGGACTTGCTGGCTTAAAGTTAGACTACGGTGAGGCAACCGTAGCTCAGATGACGGCAGCAACAAGTGGCGCTCCTTTTGTTATTATGAACTTGTCAGACCAAGCTCACAACTTGCGCTTCCATAATGATTCAGACCTAGAAGTCGCTGTAATGATTCGTCACCCAGACTCAGCTTCGGGTGCATGGCAGCCTTTATTCAGTTTGGCTCCAGGACAGGACTTGCCTATTAATAACTACGCAGGCCCTATGTGCTTGGTTCCGCCTCGCAGCCAGATTGCTGTTTACAGGATTGCTACTTATGCAGGATACGGAAACCCTGCTGGAAAATGCAGAATTTACTGCTGGTTAGCTTAAATGATTAAGGGGGGTTTTAAACCCCCCTTTTTTATTTCTTACTAAGTCTTGTCACTTCTTGGACAATCACATCAAAGATAGATGTCTTCCTTTCGTCAGCCAATTCAAGTAGGTGATTAAGAATTAACTCAAACGCTTGGGCGCTTGCATTTTTGCGCAAATCAAATCCAGTTATTTGCAGCCCTTTGTCAGAATCTATTATAGCTGGTTTGCGCGGCTCTTTAGATACTTTTGATTTCGACTTGCTGCCCGTTGTTACATGTGACTTCTTATTAAGAACAAATACATTGGGCTTTGGGGTAGGTTTAGCTACTGCTACTTTATTTTTATTGGACTTTTTGGCAGGAGCAAACTGTGCTCTAAGTGAATTAAGGATAGGTGTATTTGAGTTTTGTTGTTCCTCTCCTCCTTCATGCGCCCTTAAAGCAGCCTGAGCTTCCTCCAAGGAACTAAACCGTCCCAGATAGACTCTTTTAGACTCTTTATGTATTCTAACAAGATACTTACGTTCGGTTGCGCTATAGGAAATACCTTTAATGCCAATTTTCATAATCATTGCTCCTTTTTAACAAAATTTTTTAACTCAGGATTCCATTCCCCAAACATTCCATCTTCTGCAAAACGTCTATTTTGAAATGCAGTGTCGCCTACGTGTAGATGAGACAATCCTAGCCTGTCCAGCTCATGAACTGCCATATTAAACATATGGGGAGCGTAAGTAGACCGTCCGTCTACATAACGAAACGCCATCCACATGACATCTTGAAGAATTTGCTTTAAGGCTTCATTTTCCTCTTTAAGTTTTTTCATTGTCATTAGACGCTCCATTTAAATTTAACGGTAGCAACGGCGACACTAACACAAGAACAACAAACAACACAAGAGCAAAAATAAACAATGCTTGCTCCCATGTTATTCTATTCGGCTAATAATGGAAAAACCTTTAATACTATTGTAAAATAGCTCTATATCTTTGCACCTAAACTCCTCTAAGGGGCTAAAATGGCTGAAATACTTCATAAAGACCTCCTTGGTGACGATATTCATGAGCTGCGTGTCACCATAGGCTCGTCAGCCCCTACGTCTGTGCCATTATTTGTCGGTCAAGGGTATTACGATATTGTTAACAAAAGGTTTTACGTCGCCCAAGGAACGTCTCTGTTAACTGACTGGGCAACAACGCCTATTCCTCCGTTCCTTATTTTTGCCAATACTCGAACAATTACGTGGACTTCTAACCAAGTAGGCGACGAAGTCACTTACCAAGCCAATGTTGATGAAGCCGAGCTTATCCTTACTTCGGCCAATATTACGGATTTTGGTACTGCCGTTTTGACGCTTCCCGAAGTAATCTCTTTGTTGGCAGACCAGCACACTCGTCTTATTATGAGAACAGGAGCGGAACCTGGAGGCTGGGCACCTGTTGTTCAGGGCGGTCTGGAGCTAGACCCTGCTGCTCAAAAGATTCGTCTTTCTCAAGACTTGTCAGAATTTGGTAACCCTCAGTTTGACGAAGTTACCCTCATTACTCGCGCTAGAACTCCTCTATTGACATTGACTGCAGGCGGAACAGCAACTGCTGCATCTGCCTTTTTAGATTCAGCTAAGGGTGTAGTCGTTCGCGGCGACGCAGGCTCCGTTGCTAGTTTTACTCTGCAGAACGAGTCGGGAGTTGACGTTATTGTCAATCCAGTAAGCTCTGATGACCTTATTATTCCTTCGTTAGCCGCAGGAGCAGGTGCTCCTGGTGTCGTTCATGCAGACGCTGTTGGTCTATTGACAACATCAAAACTTGTTGATGCAGATGTGGATGCTGCCGCTGCTATTGCGGGCACTAAAGTTGTTCCAGATTTTGGTAACCAAAACATTACAACAACTGGCAGTGTATTGGTTGATGATATTGAGTCTAATAATGACACCTTGGCTATATTAACCGGAAGCGCAAACAAAGTTGTCAGCATTGCCACAGGCTCAGGTTTTAATACAGTTAACATTGGAGGTATCAACTCCACGGTTAATATCAGTGGAGCTGTTTATACAACTCCCGTTGAGTATGTGACTGAAGATAAGAACATTATTGTTAACTTTAATTCTTCGGGTCAAGATTCACAAGACTCAGGTATTTACGTACAAGAGCAATATGCAGGGGCATTGATTGGCTTACTAGATGCTACTTGGCAGTCGGGTAACACAGTTAGATATTCTGTAGACCCTTTAGGTAGCGGCGTTGATGGTTTGACTGCTGGCGAGTTTGCTAGAGTAGCTAACTTTGTAAATAGTCAAAATAACGGAACATTCAAAGTATTAACTGTGGACCCAGCGTACATTGACGTTGTCAACCCCCAAAGAACTAACGCCACTTTTGATGAAACGGGCGTCGTGACTGCTACGGGCGCTCGTTTGTTGGTGAATGGCTATATCCACGTAGGCGGCAGTCGTGATAGTTGGGAGATTAAAACTCCTGCACATGCTGGTATTATTGAACTTAAGCCACAGCTTCTTAATAAGGTTCTACTTATTACAAGTGAGTCAGTCAACGACGTGACGGTTAAGTTTAATGCAGACTTGACTATTGACCAAGACCTCCAAAAAACAGCTTCCGTTGAATTTAATGCCATAAAGATTTCATCCTTAAGTACAGGTATTGCTCACTTAGACTCAGACGGAGACATAAACTCCTCTTTGATTGTTGACGCTGATGTTGACGGCGCTGCTGCTATTGCTGGTAGTAAAATAGACCCAGACTTTGGAAGTCAAGACATTACGACAACTGGCCATTTAGACGCAGCCTCCCTCAAAGTAACTGGCGCTGAAGCGGGCGGCGGAAGCAATTTCTATAAAGACGCCGTTAATGGTTTAATCATTCGCGGTATTGCTGGCACTGGCTCTGAAGTTAGAATTTTAAGTGAGCTGGGAACCAACTTAGTTACTATTGAAGACAACGGACAAACCACGCTACACCACTTAGCCACGAGCGGAGTTGTAAAGTCAACTGTAGGCGTATTGTCATCTGGACTATTGGTAGATGCCGATGTAGACGCTGCTGCTGCTATTGCCGGTAGTAAAATAGACCCAGACTTTGGAAGTCAAGATATTGAAACTTCGGGAAGTTTAACTCTATCTGCCTTTGCAACCGTTGGCCTTGTTCATAACGATGCTACAGGACTGTTCTCAACTTCATTGCTGGTAGATGCAGACGTAGACGCTGCTGCTGCTATTGCAGGCAGCAAAATTGACCCAGACTTTGGTAGCCAAGATGTTGATACTACAGGAACTGTAACTGCAGGTACTTTGAGTGTTACTAATCAGGCTATTTTAAATGGCGGCCAAAAAGTTAAACTCAGTGCATTAATTATTGCAAACTACGTTGCAACAGCGGCTGACTTCATTATTCAAGTGGACACAAGTGCAGGCACATTCAGCGTGACGCTACCTTCTGCGGTTACAGTAGAGGCTGGCGTCATGATGGTTATTAAGGATGCTCGCAGTAACGCTGAAGTAAATAATATTACAGTCTTACCTAACGGAGCAGACACTATTGACGGAGAGGCGAGCTACACGATTCAAGACGTTAACGCTTCGGTCAAGTTTGTTAGTGACGGTATTTCTCGCTGGCTGCTAATTTAATCTAAAGTTTTTTCCACCTCCTCCGATAAGAATGGTATGGAGGTGATTATGAAACTCAATGAACAAGTCAAATCTCTCAAGGTAGAAAACGAAGCTCTGAAAGACGGGCTTCATCTTCTTCAGGTCTACTTGCAATCTTCTAAATTTGACATGGACACAACGGTGCAGGCAAAAGATGTCTTGCATCGCTTGAGTGAAATTGTTAGTGTGGCCTTGGAGGCCAAGGAAAATCATGCTGATTAGTCTTTTGTTAGCTATTTTAGTTGCTTACGTCATAGCAAGAACTACTTAAGGGGGTTATTATGAAAATGATTGACATGTTGATGGCTTACGAAGACGGTGAGTTAGACTCTGAGCAAACTGTAGAATTGTTTCAAAACCTTATTGACAGCGGTTTGATTTTTAATCTACAAGGTCATTACATGAGAGTAGCTAAAGAGTTGGTTGATGCTGGTTTGATTGACTTGACTACTGCTGACATCGAGGAGTGAGATTATGACTATGGAAATGTTTGTTAATAGAATCTTGATGTTGATGTCGATCAAGCTGACAAGTCATTCACGTTATGAGCTTCTTGAAATAGAAGCAAATTCTAAAACAGCAATTCAAACATATGAGGCTGTTGTTATGGGAAATATTCTATGACTAATAAACATGATGAAGAAGAAAAGCGACCGCCAGAGACACTGAATGAAGCTTTGATTGTAATTGCTTATCACACGGGAATGTTTGCATTTAAGGTGGCGGCAATAATTGTTGCCTGGGTTGTAGCTGTAGAGCTTCTTAAAAGCTGGATTATGTAAGGTGTTATTATGATTAACATTATTATTATAGCAAGTATTGTTTTGGGCGGCATGTCGCTTTCGGCAGCAGCTAAAAAACCATTGCCAGTAGACAGTTGCATTGCAAATAGCCTTCTTTGCAATGCTAACGACCCTAATATCGACCCCTGGGAGGTCCGATGTTATTCTGGAGCTGTTTTAAAGATTGAACAGGTCGGCAAGCGTTCTTACAAAACAAACTGTATTGACGAAACTGTTCAGTGTAAATCTTTTGTTAGTTTTGAAGACGTTAAGGCGACTTATTTTCCTATTGAATGTCCCGTAATAAAGAAAGTTTTACGCCTCCATAACTCTATTCCATTGCCAAGAGAGTAATTTATGAAACAAAACCTTATGTTACTTTTTTGTGTTGCCATTCTGTTGGTGACACTTTCTTACGTTACTAGAACTTTGCTTGACTTTCAGAAGATAACCACTCAAGTTCATTGCGAGCAGAGCACCGACTTTGTTAAATGTTCTCAAGAGTTTAAAGAAAAAACATCTAAACTAATGAAGGAACTCTGATGCAACTATCTGAATTTCTTGAAAAACACTTTAAGCATTTTAATGCAAGAGAAACACTGGCTGCTGCTAAAGCATATAAAGCACACGTTGAGTCTGGCAATTTAATGATGGTTACCTTGGCAGGAGCTATGTCTACTGCAGAATTAGGCATTATCTTGGCTGAAATGATTCGTCAAGACAAAGTCCATGCCATCACTTGCACAGGAGCCAACCTCGAAGAGAGTCTCTATAACTTAGTTGCTTACGACCACTACAAAGTTATTCCCAACTATAGAGACTTGACTCCTAAAGAAGAAGAAGAGCTTTTAAACCAACACCTCAATAGAGTTACAGATACTTGTATCCCAGAAGACGAAGCCATTAGGCTTATTGAGGTTCACTTGTTTGAAGAATGGAAGAAGCTTAATGACGCAGGCAGTTCAGCTTTTCCCCACCAGATTACATACAACGTAATCCGCAGCGGTAAACTCAAACCACAGTCAGACCCTAAAGACTCGTGGCTTGTAGCTGCCTGTGAAAAAAACTTGCCCATTTATGTTCCTGGATGGGAAGACTCTACCTGTGGCAATATCTTCGCGTCTTACTGCATGACGGGCGAACTGTCTCCTAAGTGCGTTAAGGGTGGGATTGAGTATATGATGGATTTAGCTAGTTGGTATCAAAAAGTTACCAAAGACAAGACCGTAGGTTTCTTTCAGGTAGGCGGTGGTATTGCTGGAGACTTTCCTATTTGCGTAGTACCAATGCTTCATCAAGATATGGGCATGAGCGGAGTTCCATTGTGGGGCTACTTCTGCCAGATAGGTGACTCGACGACTTCTTATGGAAGTTACTCAGGAGCTGTTCCTAACGAGAAGATTACTTGGGGTAAGTTGTCAAGAGAAACGCCCAAGTTCATGATTGAGTCGGACGCTACTATTGTTGCACCTTTAATTTGGGGATACACTCTTGGATATTAAAACTCTGCGAGAACAATTAGTTATAACAAAAGAAGGCGACGACTATGTCGCCACCCATCCATCTCATCCTACACTTTCTGTCTGTGCATCTACATTAGAAGAAGTTGAACACGAAATCTTACTTTATGTTGCCTACTTGTGTCTATTAAATAATGTAAAGAGCTAATCTCTTTACATTATTGCACTTCCTGTATAAACTTCGTACTCTTCTCCTAACATCTGACAATTATTCTTGCTTTTACTAAGAGCACTTCTTGTTTCTTTTGCTACAGGGCTGTCATCTTTTGTTTGAATAAAAGTCTTAATATACAAAGACACTTTTCCGCCTCCTGCAGGACTTATACCAGCAGCAATTGTAGTCAAAGCTTCTTGCTGAAGGACATTGTCTGGCAGATTAAGCTTAAGGCTATTCGTAATGTTTGCAGGGGCAAGCAGCATAGTCTGAGTAAAATTAATATTATTAGTGACTTCTAGAATTTCAACTGCACAGCCAGGAAGCTCCTGAGAGCTTAAAGTCTTTCCAATAGTCAAAGCACTAACAACAATAACAGCCAAACCGCCTAGACTAAAAACAACGTCTTTATTAATTTTCATCTTCGTTCTCCTCAATGTTTTCTTTATCGTCGCCGTTCCACTCTTTTTTTACATGCTCATCGAGCTTGGGTCTGTGCTTCATTGGGTAATAATGGCTTGTTATTGCGTTCAACACCAATGCTACGTGCCCCGCTTTAAATCCCTCTGGCAATTGACTGGCTAATTCTTCAGTTAAATGTTCAAAACAAAACTTCTTAGAGAACATAGGGGCAACCATCGCGTCGCATTTCTTGCATTTTCGCCACCGTTCACCTTCCATACCCCACCATAATTAAAAGAAAATTTCTTCATACTCTTGATAATCTGCCTCAAAAACTTGCATAGCTTTGCTTTTGTCATAAAAAGAACGCAATACAGGCTGCCGCGTCATACTGTCAATTTCTGTAAAAATCCATTTAGTGCGAGACTCTTTATGAAACAAGGCACAACCTGCTTTAAACGGAAACGAAGGCTTTAAGCTTTTAGGTTTTTTCTCTTCGTCTTTTGTTGACCAGCCCCAATTCTGCTGAGACTGGTGTGTATTAGACTGAGAAGCCACCTGAGCAACTCCAGACCTAGAAGAAGTCATTCCTGAACTTAAGTCTATCTGAATAGTCATACACACGCCAGGGTCGTAATAATCTACTACGTTATTCCAATGGTCATACGTAGCCACCATTAGTCTCTTAAGAACAGAGTCGTGCATATCTAATGCTGTATAGCTAGGCCACAACATAGTGAACTGATGGTTATTGTTAGAGTCCATCACGCCGTCAGCTTGCAAGACGGCATTTAGAACTGGGTCATAGAAAATTTCATTTTTATTAAGTGCTTGCGCCATCGTCTTCTCCAAGAAAACTAATTTCGTTGTCTAGTGGGTTATAGTCACACTCAACAAAGTTGTCATCTAGAAATTTCTCAGTAGCTTCCATAAGTTGCGTTGTATAAGCTTCGTTGCCAGAATACTTAACGTGCATAATATGGCCAATCTCGCCCTTGGCTCCTAAAGACACCAACAACACATCTAGCTCTTCAGAATAAAAATGCTTATCTAGTTGGTCATACTTACTCATGGTGGCCTCCTTTATAGACTACTTATCGACAACTCAAAATTATTCTTTAGTAAATTCTTTGATAGCAATACAAACAAAAATCAAAAGTCCAATAATTATAATATCTTGCATAAAACCTCCTCACCGTAAACTCACTTGCAATATAATCTTAAATCAAGTAATCTGTCGACGCAAGCAGTTTTGGTCACTGTTTGCTAAAATGCCATAGCGCTCTCAACATATAACAGAAAGGATTTGCGCAATGTCTTACATCGGTAAAAAACCCTCGTTTAGTCAAGTACGTACAGCCGAATTGGTTGTGCAACGTGGGACCGACATTACTACAGCAGGAACCGTTGCGGCTCTTGATGTCAGTAACATAAGTCTTGTACGTCTTACGGCAGCTACGGTTCTTCAGGGACTTGTTGCCCCATCAGCACCTGCAAACAACGGTAAAAGAGTTACACTCGTTAACGCTAACTCTGTCAGCCTAGCCGTGGCCAACGAGTCTGGTTCTGCAACTGCAGCTAACCGCATTTCTACAGGCATCAGCCGTGACCTCGTTATCACTGCTGGCGCATCTGTAACTCTTTTTTACAACACAGCTTCTTCACGTTGGTCTGTTGAGTCTTCTTCAAGCGAAATCAACATCGACCGCCTCCAAGTTGCTACAGAAGCAATCGTTCTTAACTCAGTAGACTTGGCTCCTACATCTTCTCCTAAGTCTGGCTTGATTGAGTTGACCGCTGGTTCACAGACATCTATCCGCTCTATTTCTACTGGAGCTAACGGCCAATTCTTGGCAATTATCAATAAAACTGGCTCTTTGCTGCAGATTGCTAACGAAGACTCAGGAGCTACTCCTGCTGACCGTGTCGTAACTGGTACTGGCGGCCCTATCTCATTGCAAAGTAACGCTTCGTTGTTCTTGGCTTATTTGGGTTCTGCTTCAAGATGGCAAGTCGTTGGCGGAACAGGCAGCGGCGGTGGAGCAACTGAACAAGTCACTCAGACTGGCATTGGTAGCTTGGCTGTCGGTACTCCTTTGTATGTAGACGCTTCTACAGGATGGACAGCAGCAAACGCTTCAGCAGCTAATACTGCAGAAGTAGCTGGTATGCTTGGAAGAAGTTTGAGTGCAAACTTGGCTGAAGTCGTTATGGCTGGTGAAGTCAGCGGTGTTGCTGCTGCTATATTTACTGAAGCTGTATTGCCTGCACGCGGCGAAGTTGTGTTCTTGTCAGCAACTTCTGGTAAGTTGACTATTACTGAACCAAGTGTAGTTGGCCAAGTCAGCAAGCCTTTGGGCGTAGTTCACAATGTTAACGGAAGTACATCCGTTGATATTATGTTCTTTAACTGGCGCGGTAGTGTAGTTGGTGGTGCAAATGCTCGCACGACTATTTCTTTGGCTAACAGCGCAACAACTTCTGTTCAGAGCGTAAGTGCTTATGACGCAGGCGAGTTGGCTGGATGGGTCTTTATTGACGCAACAACTGACCGTCGCTTTTATATTCAGGCACAGTTTGCTAAGAATGGCGCAGGAACAGATTTCAATATCTCGTATCAAACAACTGGTGATACGCCCCCTGCCGGATTTAGCATGACCGTTACTAGCGCTGGTATGATTCAGGTAACATTACCAAGTGTTGCAGGGTTTAGCTCTGCTACTATTAACTACGCCCTGAATGCCCCGGCTGTCGGCGCGTCATTACCGTTGCAGATTAACGGTTCAAGCGTAACTGGGCCGATTCTCGCAGCAGCAACAGGTACGGCTATTAGTGCGGGATATGTTGGCGAAGTTATTTCGGCAGAATCTAATTCATTTACCACAACTGGATTAGTAAATAATAGTACGACCGGATTCCTTTCTATAACGCTGACACCAGGAACATGGTTGATAAGCGCAGGTCAATCATTCTTACAGAATTCATCTACCGGAACAGCGGCCGGTTCTGTATTATCAGATGTTTCTGCTTCTGGAAACACAGTCACTGGGATTGGCGCTAGCGTAGTAGATATAGGAACGTGGCCCTCAAACAACGTTAGTCAGTTTACTGTTACGCATCCATCATTTGTTTACTCAACGGCAACTTCTAAAACAATTTATCTTAATAACTATATGCTTTTTTCTGCCGGCACACCTTCTAGAAGAGGCTCAATCCGCGCAGTACGAATAAACTAAAAACCCCCCGCCTTCATCCGGCGGGTACATGAAAGGAATATAAACAATGGCAAAGCAAGCGAAGAGACACATGGACCTGGACGTCCAAGGCGACTTGGTGACGAGCAACTCGTTGATGTTCAGGAACCGGATTATCAACGGTGACATGCGGATTGACCAGAGAAACAGTGGCGCGAGTGTTACTCCTGTAGATGGACAGTACACACTTGATAGATGGTTCTTTGCTATGACTCAGGCTAGCAAATTCACGTCTCAGCAAAATCAAGGTAGCGTAACACCTCCAAGCGGCTATACAAAGTATTTGGGAGTAACGTCATCTTCAGCATACTCAGTTGCTGCTGGAGATATTTTTCGGTTAACTCACGCTATTGAAGGATTTAACGTAGCGGACCTTGGATGGGGTACAGCCGATGCAAAGGCTGTTACTATTTCATTCTGGATTCGTAGCTCTTTGACCGGAACTTTTGGTGGGTCTCTTATTAACAGCGCCGCTAATAGGTCATATCCTTTTACTTATATTATATCTTCTGCAAATACATGGGAACAAAAAACCATCACCGTCGCGGGAGATACTACTGGTACTTGGTTAAGTAATAATGGTGTAGGCATTCGTATTAACTTTGGCCTTGGAGTTGGTTCGACCTTTAGCGGAACAGCTGGTGCATGGGCTGCGGGTAACTTTACCTCAGCAACTGGTAGCCAGTCCGTAGTCGGCACAAACGGCGCGACCTTCTACCTCACAGGCGTACAACTCGAAGTCGGCTCCAAGGCCAGCGCGTTCGAGAGAAGGCCGTATGGGATGGAGCTGGACCTGTGTGAGTACTATTACCAGGTTGTTGATTGTAATGGCGGCGCAGTTAATCTCTATCCAAACACATCAATTGGGTATTTTCAACTTCCATATAAAACCATGAGAGCAATCCCTTCAGGGGCTGGAGGGGTAGTTTTTGATGCATCAATTACTAATGGTGGGTCTATTTATTGGAACGCAGTTAATGGAGTTTGTACTTATAATATAAATGCTCCGGCATCTCGTAATTCAATATCTGCATCACTTACCAGAACTGCAGGAACGTTTGGTGCCGGAGAAGTATGTGGACATACATATGTTCGCTTGAGGTTGTCCGCAGAACTCTAATCAAGTCCTGCCCGGGCCTAGCCGGGAATCTGGCGGGGGGTCTTCGGACTGAGAGTCCTTGACCCAGCGGTCTCGGCAGGAAGCCTCGACCGGGGACTGCTGGGGATTGCACGACAGGCCGAGTGCTGCTAGGATGGTACGACTGAGAGATAGTATAACACGCGACGACCGAAGGGAAGTCGCCTTGAATGGATGAACGACTAAAAGGAGTGAAGGAATGAAACAAGCAAAAAGACAACTGGCGGGAAGTGGAGAGGCGCTGCCGGCAGTTTGACTTTTGCTTGTTAACCTACTCCCTTTAATTCTCAACACTAAGCCAGTAGACAAAACTACTGGCTTTTTGTTATAATAAAAGTATGGAAAACTATTACGGAATAATCTACTGCGCAATTAATCTTATAAACAAAAAAGTTTATATTGGTCAAACTACTAAATCGCTTGGTTATAGAAAATCTACTCACATTAGAGACTCAAGGAACAAAAAACCACAATGTAGAAAGTTTCATTTTGCTATACAAAAGTATGGCCATGAAAACTTTGAATGGACAGTCATAGCTACTTGCTCTTCCCAAGAAGAATTAAACACTAAAGAAATTGAGTTTATTTCTATCTATAAAGCAACTGAGGATAAATTTGGCTATAACTTAGCTCAAGGCGGAAAGTCTGGCGGAAGACTTTCAGAAGAAACTAAAAAAATCCTCTCCGAAAAAAGCCGCGGAGAAAAATCTGTTTGGTTTGGAAGAAAACACACAGAAGAAACAAAAGCAAAAATCTCCCTAGCTCAAAAGGGCAAAGCAGGCAAGCCACACACAGAAGCATCTAAAGAAAAACTTAGACAAAGAATGATGGGCAACTCAATCTCTGAAGAAGCTAGAGCAAAGATTTCGGCCAAAAAAACAGGCTTTAAGCACAGCCAGTCCAGTAAAGAGAAGATGTCAATAGAAAGAAAGAAGAGCTATCTTAATCCAGAATATCAGCAAAAGATGAAAGAGTTAGCAGTTAAGCGCGGACAAGATATTGAAATGAGAAAGAAAATAGCAGAAGCAAAGGGAGCAAAGCCTTTTGCCGTTTATAAAGATGGTGTGTTGATTAAAGAGTTTTTTAGCATCCATGGAGCTGCGACTGAACTGAGCTTAAGCTGCGCAGGCATTCGTAAAGTTCTAAAGCAAAAAGCCAAAGCATGTCGTGGTTATGTTTTTGCCTACATAAGTTAATCTCTTACTGGTTTTTTTTATTACAAACACTTCCCCCCAAACAATGTTAAAATCCACAAAGCCATCCATCTCGGAAAATGAAAGGATAATCAATGGCAGCGAATTTCTTTAAAGTAAAAAACGGCCTATCTCTCCCTGTTTATGCCAACTTAGCAGCTCTTCAAGCAGTCTCTTCTCCTGCAAATGGAGATATTGCTTGTGTTGGAGGAACTGTCTACTCTTATAACGGCTCAGCTTCAACATGGAGCCAACTAGGTGCAACGACAGTACCTTTTAAGGCAGTCACTGAAAACTATACTCTAGCTAGTCAAGACTACTTCATTAGTGCAAGCGGAGCATCTGCATTGACAATGACTTTGCCTTCTGCTGTTACTGCAGGAGCTGGTCGCGTTTATGCTGTAAAAAGCATGATGAACAGTAACGTCAATTTAACTGTTGCTGCTGCTAGCGGCCAAACTATTGACGGTAGTGCAAGTATTGTGCTAGAGCAATATCAGTTAATGCAGTTTGTGAGTGATGGTACTCAGTGGCTTGTTGGATAATAATATAAAAGGAGTATGAGATATGAGTAACAGTGCATTGGCAGGTCAAGCTATTATTGATTTTCCTTCGGGCATGATAATGCCTTACGCAGGAGCGGCTATTCCATCTGGATGGCTTGAGTGTAATGGTGCAGAAATAGACATCTCTGCTTATCCTAAATTGTCGGCAGCTCTTGGTTCTACCTGGAATACAGCAAAGAATCCTCTTACCGGAGCAACTTATGCAGCTCCTGCTGCTGGTAAATTTAGATTGCCAGACATGCGCGGTGCATTTCTTCGTGGCTCGTCGGGCGGCGCAAACAATGCTCAGGGCGTAGCTACTGGTTTAGCGGAGTTTCAAGCACATAAGACAGCTAAGAATGGGTTGGAGAATGCTGCGAGTAGTTTGAGCGGAAATACCGCAGGAATAAACAATAACCATGCTCACACAGCTATGCGAGCTGGTATTAACAATGGAGGCTGGATTGG